CCATACACTTTATCTCTGTTAGGTCAGACCTTTTCTGCCTGATTGCCCTGTGGATAACTTTAGGTCGGCGACTTATTTGTGTAAGTCGCGGTCTGCTAAAGGTACTCAAATCGCTATCTAACTGTACTACGCTGGTATCCATAAAAAATCCTAAATTTGCTGCTTAAAAAAGTAGCACCCCACCCCTGTTTTGCCCAGAAATCATGCCGGGGGGGTCTTCCCTAAACGAGTGGGTGGGGGTGGCTACTTGCCCTTTTTTTAAAGCAGGGCTGGTTTGCGGAGTGGCATCGGAAATATCTGGGGATTGTTCGAGTGGGATAGTATGTAAAAGATCAAGGGACTCCGGCTGTGACGTTTGGGGGGGTGGGGATGGGTGGGGTTCTGCTGCTTGGTTTAATTCGTTCAGCAGGGCAGCCGCCTCAGTCTCGACCACCTGAGCATCACTGGCGTGCGCGTTGGTGAGTGCGCGGAGTTCGGCCATCACTTCAGCGCGTGCGTCTTTACTGGACGTCACGACAGTTGTTTCCTTGCGTTCAGTGAAGGCCGCGATCTCTGTAACCGTGCCGAGTATCTTGACCGCCTGCAGCCGTGTGGCATCCTTGGCGTCGGGGTTTGTGGCCACCTCGACCAGAGTCTGGATTACGAGTGAGCGGAGAGCGGCCGGACTTTTTATGTGTTCTGCCTCGACTGCCCGTTTAATCGCCTCGATCTCTTGTTTTATCCTTTCATCTCGCGCCAGGATGTAAGGCGCTCGACTCAGAGTGTGCGGACTGCCTGCCTTGTAGCTTTTGCGGTAAGCGTCTGCTTTCGTCGAGCCTAATGCGACCTCACGGGCGAACTTGGCTTGACGTGCGGTTAATTCCTTTCGACTGCCGGACAGCAGTGAGGAAACGGGCACAGAGTCAAGCCCTTCGCTTATCTGCTTACGCGTGAGTCTCTTGGGTGTTTGGGTGTTTGAGTTCATAGTGCGAGTGTAAGGGAACAGCTTGAGGACTGCAACCCTTCGGGTTTTGTTTCCCCGCAAAATAGGTTTTGCCTATTGATTCCCGAATCTTGATAAAAACAATTGTCTTGACCACTGCGCGCCAGACTGTAGAATTTATATCAGGCAGGAACATATCGTATCTGCCACACAGGAGAAATCATGAACAAACCTTTCCACATTTACGGGTCATCTGTTGCCACTTGGGCCACGACGACCGATCAGCGCGACCTTGGCGCCCTGCTCAAACGGTTGGGGGCCGATGGCCTGCCTTATAGCCTCTGGTATGTGCCATTAGCGCACAATGCCACCTATGAGATCAAGCGCTATGCGCCAGACGTTGAGGGCGCAATTTTCCTTGGGACTATTCAGCCCGAACAGGCCAAGAGAATTAAGACTCTGGCCGACCTTGAGGCCGAGAGCACAGACGGATTCCGCAATTAAAACCATGCGGGGGCCGAGTGCCCCTGCTTTTACAGGAGAAAACACCATGACTGAAAAAGACCGACTCAATCTTGCCCAAGCTTACATGAGCGCTTGGGCCGCTGCCAAACATTTTGACTGCGTAGTCAACCTTGAGCCACACGGTTGGTTTGAAGTACGCAAACGCGGCACAACCACGATTGTCAAACGCGTGCGCGCGGCCAGACTGCTTGAGGGCCTTGTCACTTTGACTGCTCGACTGGAAAAACAACAACTGGAGAAACAACAATGAAACCCGAACACTTTGCCGACTTCGCAAATCAAATCCTCTCAGGCTTTCCCGCACGCTTTAACGTGAGCGGAGACCCTGCCGAAACCCTCAGCGGAAAGGCCGACCGCCTTGGACTAATCAAGGCGCAAATCGCTGCCCTTCAGGACGATGCGGAAAAGCTGAGGGCCGACCTTGAAGCTGCAGGCCTGCCACGCATCGAGGGCCGACTGTACCGCGTGAGTTTCTCGCAATGCTCAGGCCGTGCCGTGATCGACTGGTCAGGCATTGCTCAACGTTTCAACCCTTCACGCCAGTTAATCGCTGCTCATACGACGACCAGTAAAGAGAGCATCAGCATGAGAGTGACCGCCCGAGCCATTAAACACTGAAAGCAAAATCATGAAATTTCAAGCTGTTAAACAATCAAGCAACATGAAAACGGGGCCGATTCCCGTAACCTACTCTCAGCGGGAGACGTGTCCGCCTTCGTGTCCGCATTACCTTGACGACTGTTATGCCGAGGGATTCCATACCCGCATGACGTGGGACAAAATACCTCAGCGAGGCGTCGAACTGGCCGCGCTTCTGAGTTTCATCGAGGCTATGCCAGAGGGCCAAATCTGGCGCCATAACGTGGCAGGCGATATTAGCGGAGAGGGAGAGGCCGTTGACTCTGTGGAACTGGGGCAAATCGTGGCCGCAAACCGTGGCCGCAAGGGGTTCACGTATACGCACAAAAAAAGCCCTGACGCGATTAAATGGGCCAAGCACGCGACCGACTGGGGTTTTACGATAAACCTCAGTGCGGACGATGCGGGAGAGGCCGACACACTGGCCGCGCATGGCCTGCCCGTGGTTTGCATTGTCCCGATTGACACGCCAAAGCATACGACCACGCCAGAGGGCCGAGCTGTGCTTGTCTGCCCTGCTCAGACTGTGGACTATATGACGTGCGCCCTGTGTGGACTGTGCCAACGTGCCGACCGTAAACAGATCATCGGATTCCGCGCACATGGCACAAAGGCGCGAGAGACTGACCGGAAGGCGCGTCGAGTTATCCCGATTGCTGTGGCCTGACTGTATCGCGTGAAGCCCTGCGTGCAGGGTTTTGCGGGAAATTGTCCCAACTACTGGAGAAATATCATGAAATCAAAATTATTAGACCGCGTTTTGGAACAAATTGTTAAAGACGTGGAATCTGGCGATTTAACCGCTATTTACGAATTTATCGCAGATATACCCGATGAAAAAGCAATGCACTTTCTGCCGGAACAGGAGCAAACAGCATGAAGACATTTGAACTGACAGGAGCCGCCCTTGATTGGGCGGTAGCACAGTGCGAGGGTTTCCCCGTTCGCAAAGGCTTTGACGATAACTGCCCCGAGTATTCGACCGACTGGTCACAAGGTGGGCCGATTATTGAGCGTGAGCGTTTATGTGTGTATGACCTTGGGGGCGATGAATGGGGGTGTGATGACAACCTTTCGCCTCGGCAAACTGGCCCCACACCCCTCATAGCCGCCATGCGGTGCTACGTTGCGTCCAAGTTGGGTGATGAGATTGATTTACCGAAGGAACTGACATGAAAACATACAACGTGGAATTGAAACGCACCAGCTACATCATGGTGACGGTGGAAGCTGAAAACGAAGACGAAGCGGATCGCCTTGCATGGGAGGAAATAGAGCGCGGTCGCGCAGACATCAATGATGCGCTTTGGGAACTTGAATTAATTGAAGAGGTGCAACATGAAAGGACTTGACAGCTATTTCAGAGGCCGACTGGCCGAGTATCAGGCCGAACTAGACGAGCCAGAGGCCGAGGCCGTGCCGTGTGTCTACTGCGGCCACGATATTGATGAGAACGAAGATTGCCACAACCCCGACTGCGAGGAGTGCAAAGCATGAAACACACCGAATCAGCCTACATAAACGCGGGTTACAAATACGAGCGAGCCAACACACCGAACCAGTGCGCTGCCGCTTCCCAAAGCATTCGCGTAATGCTCGAAGCAGAGCGAATCGACGACCGAGCCGAGGCGCGTGCGCTTGTGGACACTGGCCGACAAGAAGCCAGACGAGAAAAGCCGTGAGCTTCCCTGAAGCAAATCACCCGTTAACTCGCGCCTACTTGATGGGCGCCAAAGCACGCACGCATGAGCAAATGCGTGACGCTTTAAGACTGGTCAAAGCCCTTGAGGCAGTGGCTACCGAACAACACAAGGCCGCCTGCAAACTGGCCGCAGAAATTTTACTGGAGAGAAAACATGAAAGTTATGCATAAAACTAACACGCAATTTGTCAAAGACCTGATGACCCACTCGGGCCAAGGCGCACTGATCCAAGCGTTCGTGATCGAGGCAATCCGCCATTATGCGGAGAAGACTCAGGCCGCACCACCTTGGGAAAAAGAAACGTTCATTGCTCAGCACGCTTGGAAAGCCTGCGCCAGTGAATGCCTTGAAGCAATCGACAACCGTTAAGGAGAATGGAAATGAAAATAAGTCAACTGATTGCACAGTTACAGACTGTGCCTGACTACTGCGATGTCTATCTGTGGGTAGACGGGAACCGCTACGCCATCATTGACGTAGACACCTCGTGCCATGAGGACGGGGACTTTATTGACATCAACGCAAACGTAGACACAGGAGAGACAACATGAAAACTTTAACTCATGACCAAGAAGCATTTGTTCGGGCTTATGCGCGCGTCGTTGCAAGCGCACCGGAAAACATTGTTCGCGCGTACTTTGACTATACCGACGACGAAGAGTTCTACAAACAATATCCATCCGAGTACACAAGCGTAACGGATGCTTACCTGATGTGGGACGCTGCACGCCAATACGAAGCAGAGGAGACAGCATGATGACCGCATGGGAAAAATTTGAAAGGGCCGTGTTCCTTCTCTGCCTTGTCGTAGTGGCTTGCGACATCCTATGGTGGAGGCCGTAAAGGTAATGCTTTGGCGAGGGCTTGGCTTGACCTGAACAAGCCGGCCCCGTCAGCAAAATCATTGAAGTCCTGACCCGCTGTGGGTGGCATATAAAACGGCCACCCTATTTTTTTGGCCGTGTTCAATCCGGTGTTGCTCAAATCGTTATCCGCGACGACGAATCCGCCTTGCAAAGATGCCGCGATCTTCTCCATGTTGCCTGCGGAGAAGCAAACGTGCAGGGTATAGCGCCGCTTCAGTGCCTTCATGGCCGCTCGGATAGACAAGCCGGTGGCGTAGCCTTCACAGAGAATGTGCGGGCCTTTGTTGTCCCAGATGAACTCAGCGTTACTGGTCTTCTGGCCGAACAAGAACTTCTTTTTACCCTCTGGGTCAATGATCTGCACACCGACCAGATGCGATCCGACACGCATGGGCACCAACATGAGAAGCACGCCGTCCTTCACGTAGATGTTGCCTTGCTCGTCGGGGAATCCCTTAGCCGAAAGGTAGGGGTGATGGGCGATCTGGCTTTCTTTCAGCATCCATGCCGCAGTCTTGGCCGCTTCGATCTGCTTACGTTTTATGTCGTCGTCTGCCTGTTGCGCGATGCGCCTGATTTTGGCAAGGTCTAGCTTGGCATCAGCATCAGCCTTCCAGACCGCGATCTCAACCATCGTTGCGTGATTTTGAATGAAGGCATGGTCACCCATGAACTTCACTGCGCCGTTCTTGTGGGCAGGCTTATCCTCGGTGGCGTAACGTCTCCACAATCCGATGCGTGGTTCATGGTCAATGACTATGCCGTGCAGTCTTGCAAATGAGATGAAGTCCATGACTACCTCTTGGTTTTAAGGAAACGAATCAGCGCCGCCTTGACCGCTTTGTCAAACTCTTTCGAGGGCGTGACAGCCGTATCAGCAAGTCCTCTAGGCCAGACTCCAAACTTGTCTTTGTAAGTGTGAGCGGCT